TCTACTTGTGATCTAAATTCGTTTACGTTAAATTTTGCCATTCCATTTTAACCTTGAATCTTCCCAAACTTGATTTACGTTTGGTACTTTTCTGAAGTCTTGTAAAGGTAATGATATTACATACTGCCATTCTTCTGGATGTATTTTAATCATTCTTCCTCTTATATGATTATTTAGGTACTTTTTAATACATGCTTTATAATAAAGCTTACTTGTACCAGTTGATCTAACTTTATCATAATCAATATCTAGATAAGTTTTATCAGTTAATACATTTTCATCTCTAAATTCTAAAAGTTGTTTCATAAAAAGCCCCCGTTCTCTATAGGGTAAATAATGAAAATTTAACCCTAAACAGTAAGTTGGAGTGACGTCTATAATTGCTGAAATAGGAAATCTATCATAATATGGCAGTGAATTTTTATTTTTATTTTTTGGATCATATTTAAATAAAAAAATATCACCTGGTTTAAATGGTAGTTCTTTGTAATTGTCTATTAAAGATTTTCTTCTAAATAAGTTATCAACGATGGGTAAATCAGCATCTTCTGTTTCTTTTGCTTTTTGTTGAAAGTATAAACGAGATTTATTTGAACCGTCTTGAATAATACCATCAGTAATAGCTTGGTCCATTAATCTTTGAAATATAAAATTAATAGCCATTATTTAACCCCTAATTGATCTTCAGTCATTATTAAAAAATCCCAGCCTCTATCTTTACAATATTCATTTGCAGCTTTCCATTTAGCTTCATTAATACCATATGTACGTACTTCACGTAAATATTTTTGAGTGGGTATTTTTCTATTTAATTTTTTAGGAGGCACTGTTTGTATTTTAGGTTTTACTTCTATAACTGATTCTTTTATTTTACCGTCTATTTTTCTTTTTACATAAAAATCTGGAAAGTATCTATGACGTCTACCGTCTATAGGACTTTTATATGGTATACACACTTCTTCTGAAGCCCAGCTCAATACATCAGGATGATTATCTAAATAGGCCATTAGTTTACATTCCCATAGACTTCTATAAATAATATTCGCAGGGTTACCTAAATACTTAAAAGTATTTTTGGGTTTAAATCTACCTTTGTAAGCCATATAGAGATATTTATAGTACGGAAAAAATATGCCAATATCTAAATTTAGAAATTTTGTTAAACCACCTCAACAGGTTATTAAAGAATCAAAAGAAGGAAAACAAATTAGTCAACTTCAATTTCCTTCAGACTTAGCCGCTTACGGTTTTTTAATTAATTTTGAAGAATATTCTTTAATACAACAAAATAGAAGTGCAACCACTCAGATCAATCTTAAAGACTCTATAATGCTTCCTTTACCAAGAGAGATAAAACAGATCTATTCAGCTAATGTTAGAGATAAGGCTATAGGAGCCTTATCACAATCACTTGCAGCTGCAGTTTCAGAAGGTGCACAAGGAGGAGGAGCTTTAGACTTTTTAGGTGGTGTGTTTGAAGGTACAATTACAGAGGTGGGTAATGAATTTAGCGGTGAAGCACCAGACGTTGCAGACTATGCTGGTGGTTTAGCTCGACCTGGTGGTACTGTTGGTAGAGGATCAGCTTCAAATTTTGCAACAGGAATAAAAAATTTATTTAATAAAGCTAAAGCACCCTTATCTGCTAAAGTTGGTAAAGCACTTTTACCTGATAGTATAATTACTGCAATTGAGGCTGGAGCAGGTGCATTATATAATCCTGGACAGACAGCAGTATTTGAAGGTGTTAAATTAAGAACACACTCCTTCAATTGGAAATTAGTACCAAGAAATAAACAAGAAAGTGAAACTATAAGAAAAATTATTTTAAAAATAAGAAAATCAATGCACCCTGAGATGTCTAGTTTTGGTGAAGAAGGATCTTTCTTTTTAAAATATCCTGATGTTGTTTCTTGTGCACTATTAGTACCTGACCCTAATAACACTATATTTTATAAACCTGGATTAATAAGTAACTTTACTGCTAGTCATCAAGATGGGGATTCAGCATCATTCTTTCAAGGATCAGGAAGCCCTGTTGTAACTAATTTGCAATTAGATTTTACTGAAATGGATATCATAACTAGAGAAGATTTTGATTTAATAGACGGTACCGCAAATGAAGAGGGGCAATAATGAAATATTTTGAAAAATTTCCCACTATTGTTTATAACAATGTAGATGTTAAAAACATAATTTCTAAAGTAAAAATAGTTGATCTTTTAGATTCTTCTCCATTAGCTTATATGCCATATGTTTTAACAGAACAAGACAAACCATGGACAATTGCTCATGACTATTATGGAGATGTTGAAAGGGTGTGGTTGGTTTATTTAAGTAACAATATTACCGACCCTTACTATGATTGGTATATGTCAACATATGATTTTGAAAAATATTTAAAAAAGAAATATGGCTCTATAGAAACTGCACAATCAAATATTGAAGGTTATCAAGATTCAAGAGGTGTAAAATACTCTAAAGAAACATACATTTATTCAACTGATCCAGATAAGGCCTTATGGACCCCAATTTATAGTTACGACAGAGAAAATCAAGAAAATGAAAATAAGAGAGAGATTAAATTATTAGAGCGTAATTTAGCTGCTTCTGCAGAAGCACAATTAAAAACCCTTTTAAATGTTTAAAAATTTAGCACAACCTGGATATTATTCTTACGATGCTTGTACCATAATAGATGATGAGAGATCTCGTGTGCATGATATATCAGATATTATAAAAGGGTTATCTATATCTGAATCAGTTCATAAACAAAATTTATCTATTAATATAACATTAAGTGATCAAGCAGGTTTATTATCTGAAGCAGAATTATATGGTAATGAAATTATAGTAATTAGTTATAAAACACCTAACTATCATAAAGAAAATAAATTACGTGAGTTAGCTTTTAGAATTACTGATATTCAAAATGTTGAATTTACTAGTAATTTACAAGGATTGCAATACCAAATAAGAGGGGTACATGAACTATCATATATTCAAGAATTTGGTGATGTAAGAAACCATTTTTCTGGTAAAATAAGCGATGCAGCTCAAAAGATATTTGATGAAGCTGTAGGGCTAGCAGATAATCTTAATAAGCCACTTGCTTTAAAAGAAAAATGTACTCTTGATAAAGACGAAACAGACGGTAATGTTGATTTTATTATACCTAGTGAAACACCATATGATTCAATTACTTATCTAGAAAGCTGGGCTTTTAGTAATGAATCAAAATCTAATTATTTTATGTTCTTTCAAACCCCAGATGATTTTAAATTTAGAAATCTTTCATCTTTAATTAAAGACGGAAAAGACAAGTTAAATAATGCATTAGATTTAAAAAATAGAACATATTATTATGATTTATCAGAAGGTACAACAGCTTCTAATGCACAGAAAAAATTTAATTATTGTTATGATCTTGTACAATTAAATAGAAATAATTTTTACTTAGGTGCTAAGGATGGTGGGTATCATAATGCTGTTAATAAAGTAGATTATACATTTAAAAAAGTTACACGTACAACTAAAAAAGTTGATTTTAATGAATTAAATTATTTTAAAAATGATGGGTTTTTAGCAGGTCAAAAAGCATTAGACAGTTTTTTAAAAGAACCAAATACTACAGACTGGATATATCATAACGGTGGTCAATCTAATAGTATTGAAATGGCCCCACAACATCACACTAAAATGATATTAAGTTATACATTTTTTAATAATATGATACAAATTACTATTCCTGGTAATAGTGATTTACAAGCAGGTGAGGTAATAGTATTAAGAATACCTGCAGTTCAACATATGTCTGAAGGTGAAAAGAAATTAGATAATACATTAAGTGGTGAATTTTTTATTAAAGATATTAATCATGTGTTTACACCACAATCATATGTAGATACATTAACATTATGTAGAGTAGGTGGAGATTGGAATGCCTAAGCAGTTAACAAATTATGAAAAATTTCAATGGCACTTTGGTGTAGTTGAAAATAGAATGGACCCATTGCAACTCGGAAGAGTTCAAGTTAGATTTTATGGTGTTCATACTGAAGAAAAAGATAAGGTTGAAACAAAACAACTACCATGGGCTACCCCCATACACCCTATATCTGGAATAGCCACATCTGGATTAGGAGGACCTTTAACTGGTATAGTTGAGGGGGCATGGGTCGTAGGTTTTTTTGCAGATGAAGGTTCTTATCAAAAACCATTTATACTAGGTGCAATAGCAGCAATACCCACAGAACTACCTATTACTGAAAAAGGTTTTAATGACCCTAATGGAATTTATCCTAAAAATATAGATGATCAGCATAATATAAAGGAACCAGATTTATCTAGATTATCAAGAGGTAAGAGTGCAGAAAAACATGTAATAATGTTAAAGAAAAGAGCATCTAAAATAGAAGGTGTTGTCACTGCTAAAGCCCCAGAAATTACATTACAAGATAATAAAGGCGGTGTAGATTACGAAAACGTAAAATGGGATGAACCAGAACCAAGAGGATATAAATCTGATGCTGATCCATACCCATCTAAATTTCCATTTAATAAAGTTTACGAATCAGAAGGTGGTTCATTATTAGAATTAGATGATTCTATATTTGAAGAAATACAACCCGATGGAAGTAAAATAACTAAAGACGCTCAAAGAATTCATACCTATCATAAATCAGGTACCTTTGAAGAAATACAACCCGATGGAAGTAAAATAACTAAAGTAGTCGGTTCTGATTATGAAGTGGTTATTAAAGATAAGAACGTTCTTATCTCGGGTAATCTTAATATTACAGTAAACGGTAATGCAAAATTCTTCGTTAAAGGAGATAAGTACGAAGAAATAGACGGTAATTATTTTTTAACAGTACGTAAAGATAAAATTGAAAAAATAGCGGGTAACCATTTAACTGAAATACTTACAGATAGGGCAACACAAATTAATGGTAATAATGCAATAAGAATATCTGGTAATGATATTACCACTATAGATGGTAATGAAGATATTACTGTTGGAGGATACCATAACGAAACAGTTACAGGTGATATTGATTTAACGACTCTTGGTACAAGAACTACTACAATATTTGGAACAGATAATACTACTTCTGTTGATAGTATGAATCTTGGTACTGCTAATAATTTAAATATGGCTTCAGGTTCATTAATGAAGTTAAAATCAATAAGTGATATGACTATTGAAACAGAAGCTAATCAATTAATAAACGTTGTGGCCACTCAAACAATAACAGCAGCAACTCAAGATATAGATGCTACAACCGGTACAATTGATTATAATACTGGATCTATTGATGTTGTTTCTGGTAATATTACTGATACAACTGTAACATTAAATTCACATCTACATAAAGTTAACGATGATGATACTGGTGGTACAAAAGTTGATTCTGATCCACCAACAGGAGGTACATAATAAATGGCATGCGGTCCAGGGGCAGGCTTAACTGCGTTAAAAGACAAAGCGGCGGGGCTTAAAGACTCACTTAAAGGTTTAACATCCGGTGCTTCAGGTTTATTTGATAATATTAATAGTCTGGGAGGTACTCTAGACAGTAAATTATCCGATCTTGGTGGTAGCTTAAAAGAAATGTTACCTAAAATAGAATTACCGTCATTACCAGAACTTCCAGATTTAAAATTACCCAAATTAAAATTACCTGAACTTAGTCTGCAAGGAGAGATTAAATCCGTACTTAATAAATTAAAAAGTAATAACCCTTTAGATAAAGTAGCAGCATTAAAAAATTTAGAATCATTAAAAGATAAATTTCCGGATATTAATTTAGATGCATTAAAGGGTGATATATTAAATGGTAAAATTGATTTAGATAATTTGTGTAAACTTGTACCTAATATTGAAAAAGTTGATGGTAAATTAATTGAAAAGGGTATACCTGCAACCGCACCTGAAATAGATGCATTAAAACTTCCAGATCCAGCTACACTAATAAGTGCAGATGCAGTACAAGAGACTGCTGCTAAATTGCAAGCATCGATCAATCAACAAAAATCGTTTGAACAATTAAAGAATATCCAAATAGATGTTAATAATTTAAAAGATGATGTAGATAAGATTACATCTAAGTTAGATTTCCCAATCACATTCTAGAATGGTAGATAAATAAAGATATGGCTAGAAATACTTTAACAATACATTCAGATATAAGATCAGATCTCGCTGTTAATCCAGCTACTGATGATTTATTATTGTTAACTAATGAAAATGCTGTAGAACAATCTATAAAAAATTTATTACAAACTGATTTCTATGAAAGACCTTTTCAACCAACACTTGGTTCAAATATAAGGTCTTTATTATTTGAATTAGATACACCTCAAACAGCATATAACTTAAAAGAAGCTATAATTAAAACAATTGAAAATTTTGAACCAAGATGTCAATTAATAGACGTTATAATTGAATCTGATCCAGATAGAAATGCATACAATTGTTATATAACTTATAATATAATAGGAGATCAAGGCGAATTCACGACCGAGTTCGTACTAAGTAGGATACGATAATGGCAGCAAATTCAGCAACATCAGTAGTTAGTTTAGATTTTACTACTATAAAGGATAATTTAATTAATTATTTAAGAAGTAATTCCAGTATTAAAGATTATGACTATGAAGGGTCAAATATTAATACTGTATTAGATGTACTATCATACAATACTTATTTAAATAATTTTTATATTAATATGCTAGCAAACGAAATGTTTCTAGATACAGCACAAATAAAAGATAGTATAATTTCTCATGCAAAAGAATTAAATTATGTTCCCCGATCAGTACAATCTTCTAAAGCTATAGTTAATGTAAAAGTAATTCCTACAGACAGCCCTGGATCAATAACCTTAAATAAATGGACAAAATTTTCAACATCTATTGATGGTGTTACTAAAACTTTTTCAGTTCAAGACGATACAATAATTAGACCTTCAACTAATGCAACAGGTGGTGTAGAATATATTGCATCTAATGTCGAATTATACGAAGGGTTAATAGTAGAAGAATTCTTTGCTGTTGATACTGCTAACAATTTTATAGCAGAAATTACTAACAATAATGTTGATACTAGACATTTAACTGTAACAGTAAGAGCTTCTAACACATCATCAGTTAGAACTTTATGGTCTAAAGCTGATACATTATTTGGTTTAAGCGCATCTTCAAATAGTTATTTCTTAGAACCAGCTAAAGATGATAAATTCAGAATTACTTTCGGTGATGGTGTATTTGGTAAAAAGCCTTCTGTTGGTAATATTATAGAAATTAAATATAGAGCTGCAACTGGGGCTAATGGTAATAACGGTAAAGTATTCACATCAAGTGAATCTATAGGTGGGTACTCAAACGTAATAGTAACAACAGTAGCTAATTCAGCAGGCGGTGCAGCAGCTGAATCAGTTGAAGATATTAAATTTAATGCACCGAGAGCATTCCAAGTTCAAGAGAGAGCTGTTACTGCAAATGAT